CAAAAACCGGGCCAAGCCCATCCTGTTTCTCGGCTCTCAAGACATTGAGGCCCTGAACGTGTTTGGGATTGCCAAGGATTGGTCCGTCGCGATCGAGTACCACGACTACTCGATGTTTGCAATTCAACTTGAGGAGGTGTGATGCCTTTAGTCGTTCCAACCCCCATTCCCGCCTATCCCCCTGCGCCGCAGCCCACGGATGACCGTGTCAGCTTCAGCACCAAGGCCTTTGCGCTGGCGGCTTCTTATGAGCCGCAGCGGGTGGCGTTTAATACCGCAATCAGCCAGGTCTTTACTAATTCTGAATGGGCGCAGGCCAATGCTCTGCACGCTGAAAATGCGGCCACTGCATCTGGGCAATCGGCTGCCGCAGCCAATGCCAGTCACCTGGCTGCAGACATAGCCGTTAAAGATGTTCGCGATGCGATGGAGGCTATCCAGGAAGGGCCCGTTGCCTCTGTCATGGGCCGCTCTGGGGTAGTCACTGGTTTGGTCGAGGCCGCAATAGGCGCTCCGCTCGACAAGTCGCATCTGATGGCGAATGCGCCAATTGGCCAGTGGGTGGCATATAGCGACAACCCCGGCTCTGGTGCAGACTGGCCGCCAGGACACCCGATAGTCAACTGGTGGAATGTGTTTACATACGGCTCGGCTAGGGAAGTCGGTCGAGTAACACAGCGTGCCTCGCAGACGCTACCCACCGGCTATCAAGGATGGATCTTCGAGCGACAGCTTTACGATGCAACGTGGGGGCCGTGGCAGCGAATTCTAGGCGCGGGTTCACTCATCGAAAACTGGTCGATTGCACCCATCACCGCCGGCGCATGCACTGTTGACCCTGAAATCGCAACCATCTGGTGGCTTGAGCCAGCCTCAAATTTGTCGATTAATGTTCGCTCGCCGCGCGGCCCTGGCGATCAGTTAACGCTGCGCCTGATGCAGCGCGGAAACTGGGCCTTTAGCTTCACCAGTAATAACGTCAAATTGCCCATTGGTACGCCGGGGCTGCAGCTGGGTGTCAATGAACTTTTGACGGTGACATTGATTGGAGAGTTTGGGGGGAACAATATGTGGAACCTGTTCGTTGGTGGAAAGCAC